TTCAGGTAATGGCAGAGGAGATCCTGCGCCGTCAGTGACATCTGGGTTGACTTCGAGGTAAGGCCAGTTGTTCGTATTGGCGGTTTTCCAGTTTGTTTCGTATCCTTCAAACTGTCCCCCATATCCGATAAACGGAGCCTTCGGAGCCAGCGCCAGCATCTCTGCTTCCTGGCTGACCCAATAGTTATACATGCGCTGCGCGTCTTTTGCGTTACGCACTAGACCGCTGATGTAGAGCTGCCCGTCTACCTCAAACTCGTTGCCCACCACGCGTATGACCGGTATATAATTACCCGCCCAGTCGCGTTCCTCTAACACCTCAAAGCCGTTCGTCTTCAGCCACTTGACCTGACGGTGCTCGCTCGTGCGTGACTTCAGAGGCTTGCCGAACATAGCCTTGAGCTGCTTGTCCTGCGGCGATCCGTTAAACGCTGTGATATTGTCAGGGTAAAGATTCAGCGTTTTCTTCTGATGGTCTATATAAAAATACTCAGCGATACGGACGGTTTCTTGGCTCATCCACATGCTAAGAGACTGATCGCCAACGCCTTGTGACATCATCACGCTAATAGGCAAAGCGTCAGGGTAGAGGCGCTCATACTCTTCTTTAGGGATGTCTTCGGTTATAAAGCACCATTCAGCGTCTGATCCGCAGGGATCGTGGATCATTGGATCCATATAAACGCTGAAACTGTTACGGACGCGACCGATCTTCAGGTCTTGGTCAAACGAATCTTCGCGGCAATATTCCGTAAGGATTCGGATATAACCTTCTCCGTAGGTAACTTGATTGTCGCACGCGGTATCATATGCAACGTCCGCGTCGGATAGGTATTCGATGTGTCTAACGATACCTTGAAAGATCTCTGCGACCGCAACGTCGGCTTTATCGTCCGCTGGGATGACCTTGCCGGAGGGTCTGTTCTGTCGTTGCTCATTCGTTACTAACCTGACATGCTGTGGCAGCTTGTTAATCGTCAGGCAGGGACGTGCGTTGATCGTCTGACCCTGCACCGCGCCTCTGGTCGCCAACACGTCCGCAGGCCACTGCCACGCGTTGTCAGGGCTTCCTGCCATGAAGCGAAGATCGTCTAATTCATCTTCCCGTGTGTCCGAATACGAAGCCTGTGCGACAGTAAATCTGTGCCGCATAGTAGCCAGACGATCAGAGTCTGGGCTATCAGAGACTTTTCCCGCGCCTTCAACGTCACTAGCAGCCATGGAATAAATTACTCTTCTTGCGGTTGTCAGAGCCAGGAATAACTTGGAGATTATTTACTACATGCAATCCTGAAACGGTTTTGCCTTTAAGCGGTATAATATGATCTACATGCCAAGGAAAGCCGTAAGCCTGTGAAAGTTCATGGGCCAACGCATAGAATTTTCTTATATCAGCAAAATCTTGCTTTGTCAGCCATTTAGGCGTCCGCATATCTTTTTCGGCTCTCTTGGCGGCGGCTAGGGCAGCAACTTTATCTCTATTAGCTGCGCGGCGTTTACGGCCAGCCTCTAAAATACGCTCTCTGTTAGCTTTGTAATGGTCTAATGTATATTGTTTTCTATACTCGCTATTAGCTTCGCGCCAAGCCTTAGTACTGGCTACGCGACGTTCGCGGTTTTTGGCGCAATAAGCTGCTTGCCGCGCTTTTTCCGTTTCTGGATTATCTTGTTTCCATTTTGCGGCAGCGTCGCGCGCGCAATCAATGCAAGCCCGCGTGCTTGTAAATCGTTGCGCTACATGGCCCTTTGAACAGCATTTACCCGTGAAATAATGCTTTAGTCCTTTAGCCCTAGCTTCGGCCAAAGATACTAGCATTTACCGCTTTTCTTGCTCATGCCGCCCTTCTTAGCCGCTGCGCGCTTTACTGAATACGCAATAGCCACGGCCTGCTTGACGGGCTTACCAGCTTTGACTTCAGCCTTGATGTTCTTACGCATGGCGTTCTTAGATGATGACTTAACTAACGGCATCAGCGTTTTCCTTTAGCTGTCTTCGCGGATCTAACAAACGCTTTAGCTGTTGGTGCGCCTTTAGCTCCAACCTTCCGCATCTTCTCGCCCGATCCGGCGGCTATGCGTGCGCGTTTGGCGTGAATGTTGGCGTATAGCCCAGGCTTACTTGCCACAGTTCCACCTTTTCATACTAGCTTTAGCGCGTTCGGCGTTCTTCGATTTAGCGACTACACCTGCCATTCTTGAGCAAAAGGATTTTTTACGTCCTTCGTCTGCTTTAGTTTTAGGATTAGGTGCCGGTGGCTTTAGCTTGCTGCCCGTAGCAGCATTATACTTAGCACGACCTTTAGCCGTCAGACCAGCGCCCGCTTTTGTCGATAGCTTCTCGCCACGACCTACCGATAACGATACCATTACTTTGATCCTGGGGTTTTACCCGACAAATATGACGTGTTAGGCGTCGCAGGAGCTTGCGCGCGAGTTACCCCATAGCCGTAGACTTGTTCAGGGACGCGCATACCAAACACGTCGCCTAACGCCTGTCTTAGTATACGAAGTCTATATTCGCTTACTACATCGCCTGGATTTTCATCTAGCGATTTTTGTAGGGTATACATCTCTTGCACCATAGCCTGCGGATCAGACATAAAATCCTGCATATATGGTGCGTTGCGTGTATAAGCGCGGACAGCGGCGGCATTAGCGTTAGGCGTTACTTCCTGTTGTTCAGGGCGTAAACTATAGCCAGGTCTTGGCGTATTAGCCATGCCGCCTTGCGGCGCATAATTTACGCCAGTATCGCTCATGGTCATTGGCGATTCATAGCCAAGCGTCGGGCCAGTATTGTAACCCGGCCAGTATGGATCGGGGTAAGATTGTGCAGGCGTCGACGCTGCGGGTTTAGCTTTCTTATCCGCCATTATGAGGCCATCCATCCTGAAGAGGCTGCGTTGCCACCATACGCGACGCGGCGCTGGTTGTCTACTCGTTGCTCGCGTCTGGCGACAGGAAATGCAAAGGTTACTGCAATAGCATCCGCTGCGTCAGGTGAGGCCAGCCCTCTCGACTTCATATCCTTCTTTGACTCTAAGAATATCGTTCCCTTACTGTCCGGCTTCATCATAGGCCCGATCAGGTCTGACTTCAGATACCTGTCCTTCGGTATGTGCGCGTCTTTCAACCACTCTTTCATCGCGCCCCACATCTCCGCGCGCTTGTTTCCATACATCAGCGGCTTCGATGACTTATTCCCGAAGTTTACGCCGCGCACCTTGTAGCGTTGCTCCTTCAGCCGATCCACGACACCTGCGCCTAATCCCCCTTCATCTATCACAACGAGGGCGGGCTTATACTCCTCGATCACGTCAATCACGCGACCCACGACCTCCATTGTGTCATCGCCACGGTGTCGTCGGATGCTCAGTATGTCGCGTCCCTGCCTTATGGCGATGACGGTAGCGTCGGCACCAAAGCGTGCTGGATCCACTCCGACCACGATGGGCGCGGACTGGTCGGATATAGCGGGACGTTCCATTGCCTCGTCAACCAGCGCGTTTCCGATGAACTGGTCGTCGCTCGCGTTGGGGAACTGACCGTAGACTTCGACGTGCGCGGCGCTTGAGTCGGGGCCATACTCGTCAATGATCTGTTGGTAGACGGCCTTATCCGTGCCTTCGACGGAGCGGGCATCGACAATTTTATTTCGCCAAAAGTCTCGCTTGGAGTTAAAACACTCATAAAAGTAACCAGAGTTACGACGGGGGTTGCTGAAGCACAACCAAAAGCGATTAGGGGTATTTTCCGTAAAAAAGCCCGCTGCAACTGACCAGATACTATCATCAATTCCGCTCGCCTCATCAAATACCAGCATGACACCCGCGAAGTTATGCACGCCAGCGTAAGAGTCTGGATTTTCTGCACTCCACAACCGCCCTTCTACGCTCCAATAGCGCGTTCCTAGTTTTAGATCCCGCTCGACCAGCTCTGCTATCCACTTCGCCGGTAGCACCCGTGTTGCGGATACCTCGAACCAATGACTGTGTATCGACATACTCAGCCACTTGGTGATCTCAGCCCAGGTGACGCTACGTAGCTGCGCTTCTGAGTTAGCTGAAACTATCGTGGTAGAACCTATTCTTGTCGTCAGCATCCAGATTGTCAGCCATGACACCAAGGCAGACTTACCGATACCGCGACCTGAACTGACTGCCATACGCAGCGTCTCAAAGTCTATCTTGCCGTTGTTTGCTTTGATGTGCTCGCGTAATTCTGTCAGAATTTCCCGTTGCCATTTACGCGGGCCTTCGAAGTGTTCAAGGGGCGTATTCGGTTTCTTCCACGGGAACGCTAATCTGACGAAGGCCAGTGGATCGTTCTTCAGCGTCGGATTCCACAGCGTCGCCATCAAGCGCTGTTCTTCCTCCGGGCTGTATATAGTCGTTTGCATCTATGATCTGCCCTTCAATCACGCGCTGTTGCGCTTCTTGTAGCGCCGCCGTGATGCTGATCGTCTGGTTAACTTCTACGCTGACAGCCTGTTTGGCTACCCAGTTGTGAACATGTTTCAACACATCTAGCGCCGCTTTGGTGTCGCCAGCCATAGCCGCATTACGCAACACATCAGCCATTTCCATTTCGCCTTCAGCGCGGCCTTTGATCTCTGCATACTCCGCTATCGGGTCGAGCTGTATTAACCGCCGATACTCAGTCGGCAGCATACCAGAAGCTAACGCCAGTGCGTCGCCCTTGAGTCCGCGTTTAGCGGCTTCATAAATCTTTTCTAGCCGTGCTTCGGTTGCCCGTATTTCGCGCGGCTCATGGGGGATGGAACTAAAGCCACCATCTGCATAGAAAGCCATAAAAAGTTTTATAGCACACAAAAATAAAAAATAAAAAAGTTTGTGCAGTCCCTGCGTAGATATTCCCAGACTGCTCAAGGCCCAGCCCCCCTGTCTACAATCTCCAGTATACAATTACGTTTACATAAACTAAGTAGACATTTAGTTTAGGGCAATTAGGGCAATCGCATTTCAAGTCGCAACCGCATCACTGGGGAATTCCCAGGGGAAGTTTGCATCGGTGCTGGCGGGGCGGT